TACAAATTCCGCGTCATTCGCGCCATACGGTGTAGGCTGTGCTTCGCTCTGGCCCTTCTTTGTTTCTACAAATTGTGCCTCGTCTGCTACCACTTCCGTGGCGTAACGCTTGTTGCCGTTTTGATCTGTCCAGCTTCGCGTCTGGATCGCGCCCTTGATAAAGATTGCGTTACCCTTTTTAAAATACTTGGCGATAAATTCTGCGGTGTTTCTCCACGCTATGATGTTTATAAAATCCGCTTGCTGTTCCTCGCCCTTGGTGTATCGCCTGTTCACCGCGATACTAAAGCTCGTTACCGCCACTCCGTTGGGAGTTTGTTTAAGCTCTGGATCGGCTACCATTCTGCCGATCAATATTGCGCAGTTAATATTTGCCATTGTCTTTCTCCTTTGTTATAAATAATTCTTTCCGAAGATGGCGCGGAAGTCCTCCACGCTCCAGCCATAGTGTTTCATTGCCCTCTCTTGCACCGTTGCTTTCAGCTCTCGGTCTACCTTTGCGTTTCTGTGTACGCTGTCGTTGCCGAAGATGTGGCACTCGTGGTGGTGCAGATATACCTTTAAGCCGTATTTCTCGCTCTTTTTCCTGTTAGCCCCGCCGTATACGTGGTGGCAATCTAACGGCTCATAATTGGCGTTTTTACCGCATATAAAGCAATAGGAGCGATTTTCTTGTATGATTGATTTTGCCATTATTCACCCCACAGGCTTTTCAGCTTTGCTATTTCGTCTGGCGTTCGGGTGTCTATGCCAAGTTGCTTTGCCTCTTGTACGATACCGTCGATGAATATAGCCATTTCCCGCTTATCAAACTCGCTACTGCCTTTGTATACCTTGTAGTGCTTGAATAGCTTCCCGTTCAGCGTGCTTTCTCCCGCTTCCTCGCAGTAATCGACGTATTCACCGATGGGGATATGTGCCTTTACGCTTATTAGCTCGCTCTGGCCGTATTCTTTGAGCATTTTGAAATAAACGACCTCTTTGCTCAGTCTTAATACGTTGCCGATCTCGGTTAGCAAAGCCCAAGCGTAGCTATTGGCATTGAGGGAGCGCTTTTCGCGGTATTTATCTATCTTGATCGACAGCCTGTCCGCGCCGTTTAGCTCGTCGTAACAGTTCATAGCCGATTGCCTTTGATTGACCGCCAGCGTTAATAGCGCCGTGCCTGTTTTATAGTCGATGTTTAAGTCTTTTATTGTCCCTTGTAAGTCGTACATATCGTTTCACTCATTCCGCAACATCAAAGGCTGGCGGTACTTCGTCCACAGTTACGCAAGCCACAAGCTCCCCTGTTTCCGCGTACACAACAGCTCCGTCGATGATTGTCAACTTACTCTTGATATCGCTCCAGCTTGCTTCTTCCGTTGTCTTTATACATTCTGGCGCGTTTTCCTTGCACCATTGCAACAGGGCTTCTTTGTTTGGCGTTAGCTTCTGCTTTGCAAATTTCCGCACCAGTTTACCCGAAAGAAGCTGGTAGCTTTCCTGTGTTTTTGTTTTGCGCTTTGTTACTGTTTCAAAATATTCACCCAGCTTGGAAAGCAAATAGCTTGTATTGGATTCGTATTTTTTCTCTACTTGCTCTTTTTTTGCATCCAAGCGGTCTTTTTCATACTCGATTAAATCAAGTAAACGCTGGCGTTCGCCTTTTGCTTCCAGCACCTTTTTTAATGCCCACTCGGCTGTGCTGTCGTCGGTAATTTCAAACTGTTCTTTGATTTCGATATCTTCCATTATCCCAGCTCCTTTAATAAGTTTTCATACGTTTCTGCCGTGGTTTCCTTGGTCAGTCCCTTTTCCTGTGCGTAGGCGTTTTTATCTATTCCCAGCTCGTCCAGCTTTGCGATCAATAGCTCACGGGGAGTTTTCTGCCTTGCCTTGGGCGCGGGTGTTTCCTTGGGCGTCGCCTTGGTGTATTCCTTTTCCTCGCTTGGGTCTTGGTCGGGATCGTCGCCCGTGCTGATCTTGTATGCTTTCATTAAAGCGTATTTGTCGGCGTACGTCATAGCCTTACCGCTTCCTTTGTCTTGGCTGTCAATACCCTCGGCGAAGGTTGTAGTCTCTACGTAATCGAGAGGGCTGTCCACATTTACAAAGCGATAAACCGTCTCAATGCGCGTCATAAACGTGGTGGCTTTCTTTACTGTGGTGTTTCCTTTGGCGTCGGTGTAGGAGTTTTCGCTTTCCAGCAGATTGCTTTCCAGTACCGTACGGGCTACTGGGTAGCTGTATACGCCGTGCTTTTCTTCCAGAGGCTTTACCGCGTCGAGTATATCCCTCTCGGATACTGCCTTGTATGAGTTTTTCCCGCCTGTCGGTACAGTGAGATTCTTTGCTACCGTCCGTAGCTCAGCCGTGATCGCTGACATACGCTGAAAAATGTTCTTTGTTTCGCTCATTTGCTTTCCTCCGCTTTTGTAATGATAAGATCACCGTAACAGATCTCGCCCTCTCGCAATTCAGCGCACTCGATTTTTTTATTACAGTCCTTGCTTGTCCGATAGAGGGAGAGTCCAGCAAAGATCCGTTTCTTACTGCTGATAAAGGTTTTCGCCTCGATACCACAGCCAGCCTCGATACCACAGCCAGCCTCGATACCCTCGCCAGCCTTGATACCACAGCCAGCCTCGATACCCCAGCCAGCCTTGATACCACAGCCAGCCTCGATACCCCAGCCAGCCTCGATACCACAGCCAGCCTTGATACCCCAGCCAGCCTCGATACCACAGCCAGCCTCGATACCACAGCCAGCCTTGATACCCCAGCCAGCCATAAGCGTATGATCCACGCGGATCGCTTTCTTTGCCTCGACCCTTCCTCTCACTACCAGCCGATCGTCCAGCTCGACCTCCAGCGAATCCTCGCAGATCAAGTCACCATCCAACACGTAATCGCCGTTTGCGATTCTCGCGAGCTTTTCAAAATCCTTTGTGATCTTCATAATTAAACCGCCTTTTTTGTTAAATAGTACTTTACAAAATGTACGGGTTTCCCGTATCTGTTTATAGCCATTTGTGGCTCTGTCTGGAACGTGTAGCCCTTGGCTTTCAGTTCCTTAATGCGTGTCGCTAACTGGGTAATGCCTAAATCCGCATAGGCTTGGAAAGAAGTAATACTACCAAAGTCAGCGATGTACTTTAGGATCAGTTCCTTTTGCGTCATTGCATATTCCTTTCTTTTGCTTCCTCTGCTTTGATCACCGCCCGCAGAAGGGCTTCCGCGGAGCGCTTGATCTCCTGTAACCGCTTTTCGTTTTCCTCTTTCGCAATGTCGGGGAAATGTACCCGTACCGTTGCGTTTGGATATGTAAATACCCGACTTTGCATATAATCACCTCGCTATACTGTATGCCCCGCCCGTTTGTCCATATGCCTTGTGGGCTTGGCCTTGATTTTCCCGTCGCTTTGCGCGGTTTATTTTTTGTTGTCATTCGCACTATGCGACGCTTGGGGTTAAATTAAAGCTACTCCAAGTAGCTCCTCGCGTTCTTCCGCTGTGTGCAAGTTTAGGATGTTGCATAGCTTGTAATACTCGTCAAGGTAAATTCGACGGTTATTATTAAGCTTTTGGTTAAACGTTGCGACGTTGATGTTTAATGCTTTTGCGACCTCTGGTTGAGTTAGCCCAAGCATAACCATACGCGCCTTGACCTTTCTCGTGTCGATCATTGGATCACCTCCTTTTATTCGTTCATAAAGTGAACGGTAGCGTTAAAACGTCTGCGCTGGTCGTTGATCTCGTGCTTTAAGCAGTTTATCTGCCCTGTCAGCTCTTCCTTTTCCAGCTCCAGATATTCGATGTATTCAAATAGTTCTTTGTCTTTCTTGCGTAGCCATAAGAGAAAACTCGCAAGGCCTGCGCCAACTAAGAGCAAAGTCACCATAATAACATCGAGAAAAACCGTTGCGTTCATTTTGTACCTCCTTATCTTCTGCGGGGAATAACCGCCCCGCTCGGTGTTTTGCTATTTAGCAAACAACCTCAACCAGCTTCACGTCGAAGTCTGCGTTTCCCGTCCGAAAGACGCGATCCATATAACTCTCCACTTCCTCGTGGCGCAGACCGTAACCGCCTCTTTTAAATATGTCAATGAAGCCGTTGCGCTCCTTCTTGTTTTCGGCCTTGTAGGTATACCAGCTATTGCCACGCTCATCGGCGGAGACAAAGGGAGAAATCTTGAAATATTCGATCCACTCCCGAAGCGTCATTTTGACGATCTCGCCGTTTTCATCTACCAGCCACTCGTTGTGTACCTTGAAGTTCATTTGTCGTACCTCGTTCTTTCGTGTCGGTTTTTGTCGAAATGCTTCGCGTAGTGCGATTTCTTGATTATATTATACTCGCACAGTGCGAATTTGTCAAGCCTTTTTGCGAATTTTTCTTGCGATTTTTAAAAAAATTTTCGCTTATCTGTTGCATTTTGGTTTTTTTAGGTTTACAATAGGGTAAGTTATATTTATTAATACGAAAGGAGGGAATGCTTATGGATATGAAGGTTTTTGCAGAACGATTGAAAACGGCTCGTTCGGAGCGCAATATAACGGCCACAGAATTAGCCGAGGCATTAGGCATAAACAAAGCTACAATATATCGATATGAAAATGCGGAGATTGGCAAAATAAAAACTGTTACGATCAACGCTATAGCGAATTATCTAAATGTAAACCCCGACTATTTAATCGGTGCCACAGATAACAAGCACACGGTTAAAGAAGCCGAGGATTTATTAAACAGCATAACAGACGGGGAAAAAGCGCTATTAGAAATGTTTAGGCGTGTTCCTGTTGACGATCAACAGATGGTTTTGGATATGATACGGATCGCTCTAAAACAGAGCCAATAATTATTATGGCAGTAAGGAGAGCTTGGTGAGGATTTTCGTTTTCACGAATAAGGGTTAGTAATTCTTTCTCGGTATTTGTCATATGTTTTACTCCTTTTACAATTCACTATGTAGAACGTGTGCTTTTGCAAATTTTAACCCATAAGCTGGGAAAAGTCACGTGGGATTTGCTGGGTGTATTGTAAGACTTTTCCAACTTAAAATCAATACTCAACTTTGAGAATTAAACTCTCGCCCTTGTCCGTATTTTGGACGAGAATGTACAGTTACAAACGACAACTTTGTCAGTATGAAAGGACAACTATGTGGCTTGAAAAATTAAAAGAATTAAAAAACGAGACAGGAATGTCCGTGAAGCAGATCGCGGAAAAGAGAGGAATGTCCGAAAAGACCGTTGCCCGTATATTTTCGGGTGAAACAGACCGTCCGTATATGGATACGCTATACGAAATCGTAACGGCGCTTGGTGGCTCTCTTGATGATCTTTTTGCAGAAGGTAAAGCACGGCTGGCAAGTGAAGAGCTTATCGCCGTTCAAAATGACGTAACACGGCTTACGGCTGAAATTGGTTTACTCACCGCCGAAAACACTATGTTAAAAGAAAAAGTGAACGTCATTACTTCCGAGAATGATCTTCTCCGAATTAAACTTGAACACAAAGAGGAAATTATCTCACTACATAACTATTACCGTTCTGTTATGGGAAAGTTTAAAGAATAACAGCCTGCGATAATAGTATAATACTGACATCAACTGACATACAATGTCATTTACACAAAAAAAGAAAGGAAGTGAGAATATGTTTACTTATCACGGCGTAACAATATCAGCAAACGAGATATTAAAATATTCCCGAAAGTCACGTACCGACGATCCGCTCTTGACGATTGAGGAAGTACTGGAGAAGCACGAAAGAATATTAAATGAATGGTGCGAGCGCAATCTGGGTGAAACAGTACCCGCTTGTAATTCGTTTCAAGAGATCGTTTCGGGCGAAACTATAGAAGCCCGCCCAGACTTTCAAAAGATCCTCCGTTTGATCGAGAGCCCAAAATATAAAGCAATTTTGGTTGTAGATACACAACGACTGTCCCGTGGTGATCTGGAGGACGCTGGACGACTTATTAAGCTCCTACGCTACACAAACACCTTTGTTATCACTCCCGATATGGCGTTTGATCTCAGCGAGGAATACGACAGGGAAAGATTCAAGCGCGAATTGGAGCGCGGTAACGATTATCTGGAATACTACAAAAAGATAAACTGGCGCGGAAGGTTGGAAAGCGTTCGATCTGGCTATTATATCGGCTCTATAGCGCCTTATGGATATGACAAGGACACAATACCCGACGGAAGAAAAAAACGCCCCACGCTCAAAATAAACGAACGTGAGGCAGAAGCAGTGCGCCTTATCTTCGATCTGTACGTCAACCAAGATATGGGTATGACAAATATCGCCCACCAATTAAACGGGCTGGGCTATAAGACCCGCAAAGGCGAGCTTTGGAAAACGGTCACGATTCGGGACATTCTTTTGAACGTCCACTACATCGGGAAAATTAAATGGAATTGGCGAAAGGCCGTCAACGTGGTAGCAGACGGAGAAATCAGCAAAACGAGGCCGAAAAGCAAAGACTATTATATTTTCGACGGAAAGCACCCCGCTATTATCGACGAGGAATTATTTGAGCGCGCACAGGCAAAGCTCGGCAAAAACCCACGCACAAATACAAGCCACAAATTACGAAACCCTCTCGCTGGGCTTGTGTACTGTCAGTGCGGGAAAGCTATGGCATACCGCCAATACAAGGACACCGACGGGAACGATCGGTGCGCTCCGCGTTTGCTTTGCAATAATCAAATGTACTGCCATACTCAGTCGGTTACTTATGACGAGATCTTGGACAAGGTTAAGGACGTCCTACGGGCCTGTATTTCCGACTACAAGCTCAAAATTAAGAATGAGGGTACAAATACCCTTATAAACAAAAACAATCAAATAAAGCGCTTAGAAAGCAAACTGGAAGAGCTTAACAAAAAGGAGCTGAGCCAATGGGAGAAGTACAGCGAAGAGGCTATGCCAAAGGCAATCTTTGAAAAGCTCAACGCTAAAGTGCTGGCCGAAAAGGAAA